CAAAAATTTTTGAATTTAACAGTTTTAAGAAAAATCTTTGTAGGATATTTGGAGTATCTTCCAAACTTAAAATCAGATCAGAAAAAATATTAGATCAATCAGAACTTAACAGATATAGAATATTCGTATCTGAGGTAAATCCTATTGAAAAAAAGCAGTTAGTGATATTTACCTGTATTACCAATGGATATGATGTATTTCCAGATGAAAATTATTATGATATAAATGTTAGATATGTTTGTTTTCACGACGGAACAATTGATACTACAAAAGGTCCGTGGGAATATATCGATATTAGAAAATATTGTGATATAAAATGCCCAAGAAGATTATCTTTTTATCCAAAAGCAAATCCTCATTTATTCTTTCCAAAAGGAACTCATACTGTATGGATTGATGGTTGCTATGTTCACACTAGAGAATTTGTAGAAAATAGTCTACGGTGTTTTCCATTTACAATGTTGAGACATGCATCTAAATTTTCTTACTATGACGAAATGCTTGAAGGATTTCTATGTGCATTCTTTACATACGATGATGCATTAGAATTATCAAAGAAATTGAAAGAAGACGGATATGATTTTAGAAAATATTCTAGTCCTTTAGGAACAATTGTATGGAGAACTATTAATGATGAAACAATTAAATTTAATGAACTCTGGTATAAGTATTCTCTAATTGGTCCTAATAGAGATCAAATTTCATTTGATGCTGCTTTACAATTTAGTGAATGTAACCCTTCAGTATTTGAAAATAGAAACGATAGTGGAGTTCCTTTAGGGTTTTTCAATAAAAAAGGTAGACGTGGAATGCATCCTCAATATGGAGACAAAAAGCAGCATGAAAGAAAAGATGAATTCTTATATGAGCTTAGTAAAATTGTTGGTCTAAGTACTAAAATATATACTAACTATACCGATCATGGATTTTATATGGGAGTTTACGGAATACAATGATCATTTATACCTCTATTACAAATAACTATTGTGAACTTCCTGAGATCGAAGATCTTGGACATCAATATATCTGTTTTCATGATGGAACTGTTGAACCAAAATCTCCTTGGGAATTGAGAGACATCAAATACAAACACGAGGATCCTGTTGTATTATCAAGGCATCCTAAGATTATGTTCCATGAATATTTTGATGAACCTTGCGTTTATGTTGATGCTTCTCGTCTGCATTTGATCAATAATCAACAATTTTTTAATTTATCTGAAAAAATTTTAAAAAATAAAAAACTTTTTATTTTAGAGCATCCTGAGCAACATAATTATTTTGAAGAGTGTTTAGAATATTACATTAGATCTTGGGTTAAGGAAGATAAAATAATTAATCAAACAAAAGATCTAGAAAAACTTCAATATGATTTTTTAAATCATGAAACAATTTTTGCATGTATTCTATGGAGAACCCCAACTGAAGATATAATCAAATGGTCAACTCTTTGGTGGAAACTATATGATAAATGCAATCCTAGAGATCAATTATCTGGTTCTGTTTCGTTAAAGTTATCAAATATAGATTACAATAGAGAACATCCAGCAAAAACAATATCTAAATTTACTTTTTATAAGGGTTGGTGGAATAATTTACTAGGTGGATCTGGTAATTATTCTGATGGGAAAAACGAATTGAATTGGAAAGCATTTCTTGAAAGACTTTCAATTTCATCGAAAATAGATTGTAAAACAAAAATTGATTTATCTCGTTTGTTATATTTGAAAACGCTTGGATATGGAGATATTTACAATCAGATGATCAATCATAAAATATTCAGTGATATACCATCAACAAAATATAAGGAGATAACATATAAAAGGCATCAAAAATTACTGAAAAAGTTTGATGATAAACCGTTCATCATTTATAGTTGTATTACAAATAATTATGATAACATTCCAGAAGAGAATTACTACGATCCAAATGTAAGATATGTTATGTTTCATGATGGTACAATTGATACTACAAAAGGACCGTGGGAATATATTGATGTTAGAGACTATTGTAATATAGAGTGCCCTAGAAGATTATCTGCGTTTCCAAAAATTAATCCACATAAACTATTCAATCCAGGTGACAATACTGTATGGATAGACGCTTGTTACATTCAAACAAAAGAATTTGTTGAATACTCAAGAAAAGTATTTCCTACAAAAGGAGTAACTACATTAGAGCATTGCTATGAGTTTAATTATTACGATGAAATGTTAGAAGGATTTTTATGTTCATTTTTTTCATATGAACAAGGAGTAGAACTGACAAAAAAATTAGCAGAATCTGGATATAATTTCAAGCAATATATTAGTCCATGCTGTACGATGCTTTGGAGAACAATCAAGTCAGATAAAATTTTTAATAAATTTTGTGATCTTTGGTGGGAATGGTCGTTAGTAGGATCCAATAGAGATCAACATTCTTTTGATGCAGCTAGACAATTCTCGGGAATGGAAGTAACTCGTGTAATCAATAAACCACCATCAACTAAGGTAGCTGGAGTTGATTTAAAATTTGATCTTAAAAATAAGAATAGGAAAGGAAAACATCCGAAAAGAGGAGATACTTCTCAGTGGAAAAGAAGAAACGAATTTTTAAAAGAACTTCAACAGTATACTAACTTAAATCCTAAAATTCATGCTAAGCATGAGCACATAACAATGATGGATTGGAATAATATTTTTGCAAATGAAAATGAAAGAAACACTTATACAAGTACATCACCAACTATCAATAGTCTTGCTAGACAAAAAAGATTATGGTCTGAAACGACATTAACTGTCAACGATGCTATATGGTCTGATCACAAACCATCTCATTTAAAAAGAATTGATGCAGAACGGATCGAAAAACTCAAAGGAATGAAAGGATGAGTATTTATACGTATTGACTGTTAGAGAATTTTGATATATGATAAATAATGTGAAGAAATGGAAACATTTCTTAACATAATTAATCCCACAATTACTCGGAGTATTAAATGACTGCATCCATCGCTCAGCAGCGTGGAAGCAATACTTGGCAAGAGTTCTGTGAATGGGTAACCTCAACTGACAATCGTTTGTATGTTGGTTGGTTCGGAACGCTAATGATTCCTACCCTTCTCGCAGCAACTATCTGCTTTATCGTTGCTTTCATCGCTGCTCCTCCCGTCGATATCGACGGTATTCGTGAACCAGTTGCAGGTTCACTCATGTACGGAAACAACATCATTTCTGGTGCTGTTGTTCCATCGTCTAACGCTATCGGACTTCACTTCTATCCTATCTGGGAAGCAGCAAGTCTAGATGAATGGCTTTATAACGGTGGTCCCTTTCAACTGATTGTTTTCCACTTCTTGATCGGCATCTATGCCTATATGGGTCGTGAGTGGGAACTTTCTTACCGTCTTGGTATGCGTCCTTGGATCTGTGTTGCATATTCAGCACCTGTTGCTGCTGCTTCTGCAGTGTTCTTGGTCTATCCATTCGGTCAAGGTTCGTTCTCTGATGCGATGCCTCTGGGTATCTCTGGTACGTTCAACTACATGCTTGTATTCCAGGCAGAGCATAACATTCTGATGCATCCTTTCCACATGCTTGGAGTTGCTGGTGTGTTTGGTGGTTCTCTGTTCAGTGCAATGCACGGTTCGTTGGTAACCTCATCGCTTGTTCGTGAAACCACTGAGAACGAAAGTCAGAACTATGGTTACAAGTTCGGTCAAGAAGAAGAGACCTATAACATCGTTGCTGCTCACGGTTATTTTGGACGCCTTATTTTCCAATATGCTTCCTTTAATAACTCTCGTTCACTGCACTTCTTCTTAGCTGCTTGGCCAGTTGTAGGCATTTGGTTCACTGCTCTTGGTGTTAGCACCATGGCATTCAACCTGAATGGTTTCAACTTCAACCAGTCTATCCAAGATAGTCAGGGTCATGTGATTAACACTTGGGCTGATATTCTAAATCGTGGTGGTCTTGGCATGGAAGTAATGCATGAACGTAATGCACACAACTTTCCTCTAGATCTTGCTGCTGCGGATGCAACTCCTGTTGCACTGACTGCACCTGCCATTGGTTGACAAGAACATAAACAAATGTTATACTGGGGTTCGATAAGAACCCCTTTTTTATGTACGATTATTGGGTAGTCACAGAAACTAGAACTGGTCGAGTTATTGCACACTGCGGTGATGAAATCGATGCTATGATGCTAGTTTCATTTGATAAAGATAAAAGGACTTATCGAAAACAGAAGTTCATTATGGATCAAGTCATTACAGTTTCTTCAACAACTGATAAACAACTTCCTGGACAGATTGGATTACCACCAGGAACTTATAAAATTGTAGATAGAAAAATATATAGTATTGAGGAAGGAGCCTCAATGCCAGTTACTATAAACTAAAATGAAAGCAGTAGTCTATTCAAAGGCAGATTGTCCATATTGTGAGAAGGTAAAAGTCCTATTGTATCACGGAGCAATTGAATACGCCGAGTATGTCTATGGTAAAGACTTTACCAGGGAACAATTCTATGCAGAATTTGGGGAAGGATCTACATTTCCTCAGGTAATATTAGATGATAAGCATATCGGTGGATGCACTGATACGGCAAAATACTTGAAAGAACAGAAACTAATTTGACACACGCAATAAATAAAGGTGTAGAACTTCTACTTAGGAGCAAGAAACCAAAAGTAAAAATCATAAGATTTGGAAAGTGGTTTCTTCCTTTTACTAATAAGGAATTTACCATTTGCTTAGAGATAAGAGAACGGTAATCCCAGGAGAACAAAAATGTTAGCAGCTGTTATTTGTTTAGCAACTTTATGTTGCCTGTTGACATTGGGTTTAGGACTTGTTGTTGGATATTTGGTTAGACAATTTTTACAAGATGTCACACCACAGTATTCACATCCTGAAATGTTTGATGCCAATGGCAATCAACTTCCAGACGAAATTATTGCTTTCAGGTTTGAAGGTAATGTAGAACACTTAGATGAATTTGACGATTAACTATGACAAAACTACCAAATAACCCCTTAGTTTCTGAGGTTTTGAAAGCTGCCCATGGTGGTAAAACTGTAGAACGAAAGGTTGAAATCCTACAAGAACACAGAAGTGATCATATCAAAGCACTTTTGATTTGGAACTTTGATAAGGGTATCGAAAGTGCTCTTCCACCAGGTGAAGTTCCTTATAAGAAGAATGAAGCACCAGCAGGAACCCCAGGACATACAAGGTTGGTTCATGAATGGAGGATGCTTTATAACTTTGTTAAGGGTGGCAACGACAAGATCTCACAAATGAAGCGTGAACAAATGTTTGTTCAACTTCTTGAAGCACTTCATGCTGATGAAGCAGACATTGTTTCTCTAGTAAAAGATAAAGAGTTACAGAATAAGTATCGTATTACTAGAAGTGTAGTTGAACAAGCATACCCAGAAATTGTTTGGCGTGACAAATAATTGTATCAGGAAATACACACATACTTGACTATATAAGATGGATAGAGGTATAATATTCCTCTAACGTTCATCCTATGACAAAAGCAATCTTGCTTTTAGCATGGGTTCCACTTCTTTCTTTTGCCTCACCACAACCTAAGACTGTATTTCCAGTCACAATAAGTTGTGATGTAGCGTGGGAACTAATGGACATCGTTAAAAACGACGATGTAGTAGACCAAAGAAGAGAAGACCGATTGCTATTAGAACTCCGAAAGGATGTTGTGACAAGATGCTAAACTGAATAGGACGGAAGTAAGCCGACGCGGAACGGAACGTTCATTCGCTATTCGCAAATAGCGAACGCAAACGCCGACTGAAGGAACGCTCTTTAACCTGAACAACTAAGGAGAAACCTAATGTCAAAAGCAGTATACCGTGGCATTGAATACGATACTCAAAAGCGTATCGCATATCAACAGCAAATGCAACAACAACCTCAACAATACAATGAGACCTATCGTGGGGTCAAATTTGTAAAAGAGGGGACCAAGGGATGAAAGCAACCTATCGTGGTGTGAAGTATGATACTGACACTGCGAAACTAGAATATCGTAACTGGTATTCGCAAACACATGCACCATCTCATCCACCAAATAAGTATCGTGGTCTTTCTTATCGTCCATGTAATAACTGGAACTGGGAGGAAAAACAATGATGCAAATTGTAGTATCTCTAACTGCTACTGCAGTTTTGGGGACAATCTTACTTTCAACCTATATTCAATGGTTGTATAAGTACTAATCAACGGAGGTCATTATGCACAATTTAATTTCTTTCAATCAACTAGCTGGATGGAAATATTTTGAGAATACCGTGGACCGATGTAACGAGCAAAATGATTTGATTAATGACTATTTTAATTGTTTAATTGAGTGCGATGAAGATCAACAGAGTTGTAAGCGAATATGTCGAGAAATATTAATCTAGTATAATTGATTGGGGGAATTGACTTCCCCCTTTTTTATTGGTATAATTAGTATAGGAGGTACTATCTAATGCGGTACAAGGAAACAATTCGCCTGGTTAAAAAAGCACTAGAACAACCTTGGAAATATTCTGATGCTGAACTCTTGTACATGAGGAAATCTTTAGATGATGCCATCTTAGGATTAGCAACAAAGAAATTTAACAAGAAAAAGAAAAAAGGATTTGGTTACAATGACAGTGAAGTTGATTAGTGTTACGCCAGATGCAGAACAAACAATGGCATATGTTGCTAGAGTGTCTAACCCTGGTAACCAAGATAGCGAAAACTACGCAGGGATATTGCGTTATTGCATTAAGCATAATCATTGGTCTGTTTTTGAGCAAGCGTTTATGACACTTGAGATCGAAACCAACCGTGGTATTGCAGCTCAAATCTTACGTCATAGAAGTTTCACATATCAAGAATTTTCACAACGTTATGCTGATACAAATCTTTTGAGTGATCGCATTCCTGTGCCTGATCTTCGCAGTCAGGATACAAAGAACCGCCAAAATTCTATTGATGATATCTCAGAGGAGACTAAAAAAGATCTCCAAATGTATATCAACAATCACTTTATAAATGCGATGGAGTTATACAACGAACTCCTACGTCAAGGTGTGGCAAAAGAATGCGCTCGTTTTGTACTTCCTCTTGCAACTCCTACGCGCATTTATATGTCTGGTTCTGTGCGTTCTTGGATCCATTATATTAATCTTCGTTCTGCAAACGGAACTCAAAAAGAACACATGGACATTGCAAACGAATGTAAGAAACTGTTTGTAGAACAGTTTCCTGTGGTATCTGAAGCACTTGAGTGGGCATGAAGGTTCTTGGTATAAATCTTGCAAAGAATGGATCAATTGCAATTGTCAATGATGGGAAACTAGAATTCTATCTTGAAGAAGAAAGAGTTACTAGAAAGAAACGTGATGTTGGTGCATACGCATTATGTGAAAAATTTGTTGATGGCAGTATTGATGTTGCAGTTTACTCTGATTGTTTCACAAGATACTCACTCAAAATACATTCTGAAAGACTTGCTGCTAGAAAAAAACTAAAACAACTTCTTCAATCTAGAGGAGTAAAACAGGTTTTAGATTTTTCAAATCATCATCACGAATGTCATGCAGCATCTGCTTTTTATGGATCAGGATTTGATGATGCTGTCTGTCTTGTCATGGATGGTAAAGGATCTGTACTTCGTAAAGACGGAACATTATTTTGTGAGACAGAAAGCATTTACAATTATGTGAATGGAGAATTTGTTCCATTGTTTAAGCATTATTCTTGCTTTTACAATCGTTCTTTATGTGAAAAACTTGGAGAACCATTCTGGGATGGTACAAACTTATTCAGCAATAGAGTTAGTATCGGTCAAGCATTTAGATGTGTTTCTGGATACTGTGGGTTTGATGAGATTGAAGCAGGTAAAACAATGGGACTGTCTGCTTATGGATTTGGTCCAGTCAATCTTTTCAATGAAGAATATGGGCATAGTCTTTGTAGTAAAGACATTTATCCTAGAGATGATGCTGGATGGACAAAATATTATGGTGAAGAAATAAAGAATGAAAATATAGCATACAATCTTCAAAAATCTGCTGAGAAACATGCGATCTATATGATCAAAAAAGCAGTTGAACTTTCGGGTAAGAAGAATGTAGTAGTTTCTGGTGGGTTCTTTTTGAATTGTGTTTCTAACTATAATGTGCTAAAATCTTTAGACATAAATTTATATGCTGATCCCCTGTCATATGATGGAGGACATGCATTTGGATCTGCAATGTTAGTTTCTAATAAAAAAACAAGTATGAAAACATTATACCTAGGACCAACTTATGACCTTTCTCACATTGAAGGGAAAGATACCTCATATAGTGAAGTTGCCCGACTTATTTCTGAGAAGAATATTGTTGCAATGTTTCAGGGAAGATCTGAAGCTGGTCCTAGAGCACTGGGAAACAGATCTATTTTGTATGATCCGAGAGATCCTAACGGGAAAGATCATGTCAACACAATCAAAAAGCGTGAAGCATTCCGACCTTTTGCAGGCACAGTTCTAAAGGAATATGTACATGGTTGGTTTGATATGGCAGGCATGGAAGAAAGTCCATTCATGATGTATGCTGTGGACGCTTTAGAGTATGCATATGATAAAGTCCCAGCAATACTTCATGTTGATAAGACTTGTAGAATTCAAACTGTAACAAAAGAACAGAATGAACATTATTATAATTTGATTGAGGCATTTTATAGAAAAACAAGAGTGCCTATTTTATTCAACACATCATTCAATCTTGCAGGAGAACCGCTTGTAGAAACACCAGAAGATGCTTTGAAAACTTTTTATAATAGTGATATCAAATATCTTTATTTCCCTGAAGTTCAAAAACTTATATCCAAATGAATATTTTAGGAATAAATCTTTCTAATAACGGATCTATTTGCCTACTAAAGGATGGGCAGATAGATTTTTATTTGGAAGCAGAAAGAATTACAAGAAAAAAACTTGATTATGTTGTCAAGGATCTTGTAGATTATGTGACTGATGTTGATGTGATTGCAACAGTAGATGCTCAATGGTCTACACCAGAAAAAACTATGATTAGTGCTAGAGATACTGCACGGTTCAAACGTGCATTTCCTAATGCTAAACACGTTGATTATAGAAAGTCTCATCATTTAGCACATGCTGCAGGAGCATTCTATAGTTCTGGATTTGATGAAGCAGTGTGCATCATTGTAGACAGTAATGGATCTAGTATTGCGGATAAACTAGAAATTGAAACGATTATTCATGCAAAAAATAGTAATCGATTTCAGTGGAAAACGATCCATAAAAAATACTGGGATCCACCTGAAGAAGGTATGGGAAAATTATTTGAATATGTGTCTAAGTTTTGTGGATTTGATCGAGATGATGCTGGCAAAGTCATGGGACTGTCATCATATGGATCTAATAGAGTAGATTTAAGTAATCTTGCACTCAAACCAAAAGAAGATGCTGCATACACAGTTCAAACTCTTTGGGAAGAACGTGCATTAGAACTTGCTCAATTTGCACTAAAGAAAACTAAATGTAAGAACCTTGTATTGTCTGGTGGATGTTTCTTGAACTGTGTTGTAAATTATAAACTGCGTAAACAGTTACCAGAAGATGTAAAAATATATGCCGAACCAATTGCACATGATGGTGGAACTTCCATAGGAGCTGCTTACCTTGCTTACCACAATCCCAAAATTAAAAATTCTTGATATTAGTGCAACGATTGGATGTAATCTAAGTTGCAAGGGATGTAATCATTTCAGTAATTATTTTGCTCCTGGAAGTAAATTAGATACTGACAAACTCATTCAAGATATTCACACCATCCTGCCTAGGATAGACGTAGAACGTGTCTCAGTGATTGGTGGAGAACCATTGCTCAATCCACGGTGTAGAGACATCCTACACGCCTGTCTAGAGCACAATGAGACAGTCTATCTGTACACAAATGGCATTCTTCTCAATGAGGAAAACCGACAATGGATTGAGGAAGATTTAGAGAAGTATCCTGGCATGTCTTTACGTATTAGTGTTCATACTCCAGAAGTTATTGAGAACATTAATAAGGTAAAAAGTTCTAAGGTTCTTGTTACAGAACACCATGATGGAAAAGATCGTTGGTTCAATTCGATCAAACAATCTAATGGTAAAGTATATCCTTATGGACATAACAATATAAAACAAAGTTTTGAGTTGTGTTCTTGTCCGAATACTCAACTTTATAATGGAAGACTTTGGAAGTGTCCTAATGCAGCGTTTCTAAAGGAACTTCTTTATGTTACTGAACAATTAGAGGATGATTGTTGGAAACCTTTTATTGGTGATGGATTACCAGTTGACTGTAGTGATGAAGATCTGGTAAAATTCTGTGATAACTCTAGTAAACCAGAACAAATATGTAACATGTGTACTGCTAGACCATTGAAGTTTAGCGCAGCATTACAAATCAACAACCATAAAAAAATTATCACCACCCAATAAATATTTACGAATTGAAATAACTATGCCCATTTATCCTGTCAAACATTTAGAGACTGGGGAAACACAGGAACTTGTTATGTCTGTTGCTGATTACGATCAGTGGAGAAAAGATAATCCCGAATGGGATAAAGATTGGTCTGCTGGTGTCGCTTCTGCCGTGAGTGCTGTAGGTGACGTTTATAGTAGAACTGATGGAGGATGGAATGAAATCCTTCATAAGGTTAGCAAGATGCCTGGTTCAAAAGTAAAGCCTCAGAAAACAACGCACTTCTAATATGTCCTCAAGGAAAAGAAAAACTTCTTCCCAAGTCGGAGCTGGATTATCAGCAAAACAAATGCAAAGAAAAAAACCTTTCAATGTCGATATGATGGTCGATATTGAACCGCTAACACAAAACCAAACAAAAGTTTTTGACGCTTATAAAGAAGACAAAAATGTTTTTGTTTATGGTGCAGCAGGTACAGGCAAAACCTTTATCACAATGTACCTTGCATTGAAAGAAGTCCTCAATCCTTTGACGCCATATAATAGAGTTGTAGTTGTAAGATCATTAGTTGCTACAAGAGAAATTGGTTTCCTTCCAGGAGATCATGAAGATAAATCTTCTCTTTACCAAATTCCTTATAAGAATATGGTAAAGTATATGTTTGAGTTACCTACAGACAATGATTTTGAAATGCTGTGGGGTAATCTCAAGACACAAGAAAGTGTAAAGTTCTGGTCTACAAGTTTCATCCGTGGAACTACACTAGATGATTGTATTATCATCGTCGATGAGTGTCAGAACTTGAATTTTCACGAATTAGATAGTATAATTACAAGAGTTGGTGAAAATTGTAAGATCCATTTCTGTGGTGATGCATTGCAGTCAGACCTTATCAAAACCAATGAACGAAATGGTATTCTAGATTTTATGAAAATTATTCAAGCGATGCCTGAATTTGAAAGCGTCGAATTTGGCGTTGAAGATATCGTAAGATCTGGACTTGTCAAGAGTTACATTCTAAACAAAATTAATTTGGGTCTTTGATGTTTCAACACGTTGATATTGAGTTTCCTGCACTGAAACGGGAAACGATTGATGGAGTTCGTTATTATACCGTGGAAGGTAGACCGATGGTATCTATTACCTCGGTCACCTCCCATTTCAATAAAGAAGTCTTTGTAAAATGGCGAGAACGGGTTGGTGAGGAAGAAGCGAACCGTATTTCTAAACGTTCTACATCTCGTGGAACTAAAGTCCACACATGCATAGAAAACTTCCTTTGGAATAAGGATGTTCCAGATACAGATCCTTTACCAAAGATGTTATTTACTCAGGCGAAAAAAATCCTGGGTAATATAAATAATATCTATGCTCTTGAGAAATCTTTATACAGTAAAGAGCTAGGTGTTGCAGGAACAGTAGATTGTATTGCCGAGTATAATGGTGAATTAGCAGTCATTGACTTTAAGACTGCAGAAAAACCAAAACCAAAGCAATGGATCGAAAATTATTTTGTGCAAGCAGCAGCATATGCTTGTATGTTTTATGAAATGACGGAGATACCAGTAAAGAAACTTGTCATCATTATGACGTGTGAAAATGGTGAGGTAGAAGTTTATGAAGAGTATGATAAGAAACAGTACATGGAAAAACTAGTTAAGTACATTCAAAAATTTGTGGAGGACAAACTAAATGACTACAAAAAATGAAATTAAATCTATTATCAAGAGCAAATTTCTTTGCCAAGATAAGTTTACTAATGACATAGAAAACATTGTAAAGGATAATTCTGGTATAAATTATATTGAAGCAATTTGTTTTTATTGTGAGCAAAATAGTATTGAAATTGAATCCATTGTAAAACTGATTTCAAAACCACTGAAAGAAAAACTGAAGTGGAATGCAACTAACCTAAATTATTTGAAGAGAACTTCTAAAGCGAAATTTTTTATCTGATGGACAAAGAACTGAAAGAAAAAGTTGAATACATTAGAAGTCTGAAAGGATTTTGGGTCGATAATTTTAAACAAGTAACTGCTGAGCAAATCGCAGATCTTGAAAAAGAAAGACCCACTACAAGACTTCTTAGTATCCATACTATGAATGGTTGCAATCTTTCATGTAGAGGATGTAATCATAATAGCAGTTTGCTTTCGGGAAAAAGTTCTGTAGACATTGATCAGTTAATAGAGGATATAGAAAATATTCTCCCAAAGATTTGGGTTTGGAGCCATGTCAGTATCATTGGTGGCGAACCATTATTGGAACCAAGAACAAAAGAAGTAACTAGGATTGTTAGAGAACTTTGTTATGGTGAGCGTGGATCACAACCATGTAATGTAAAACTATTCAGCAATGGATCTAGACTTCTTCAAGAAAAGGAATGGATTGCTGATGAAATGTTGAAGGGTGTTGTCTTTAGACTTACCTTTCATCGTCCACCATATACTCAAGTGGGTAAGAAAGATTGGGAAAATGGATATGAGTTTACTCAATATCTGATTGAACGTGGTGTTGATATCGATAATATGTTTGAATTAAGTGAAGCGTATTTGCAGCCAGATAATACTCCAAGAATATGGTTTGATCTTGTAAAATATAAATTTAATGAAGATGGATCAATAAAATATTATCCATATGAAGATGGAGATCCATCTGCTAGTTTCACCCATTGCACCTGTGCAAATTCTCAATTATATAATGGACATTTGTGGAAGTGTCCTATGGTAGCATATCTAAGAGAATCTTTAGCAGCTACAGATCAATTAGAAGATCCAGAGTGGCAGAAATATCTTGGATATAAACCAACTAGCATCAATGACACTGAAGAAGCACTTAGAAGTTCATTCAAAGAAGTTATAGAACCTGGTTGGATCTGTAACATGTGTCCAAGCAGACCAAAAGTTGAATATGCTGCTAAAATACAATTAAAAGGACAGAAGAAGACAGTTGAAATGTTCAACCCTAAAAATTATGAACCCGTTTGATACTTATAAACAGTATCTTGCATTCAAACAGCATTTCACAAGGAAAAATTATGATTACTTTAGATATGCTGGCAAATCTAGAGCAAGTTTAAATTCTTTTTATAAAAGAAAGGACAGATACTTCTTTGAAAAGATGTCAAGGAAGTATAATGATGATGAGATCAAAGCATTTTTTGTTGCTAACTTTGTAGCGTGTGACAATCCAGATGCATTATGGATTGGTGAGATTATTCGATCAGGTGAGACTGTTTATTCTTCCTGGCAAGGAAGGCAGCAGAGTTTATTCTATCAGTTCAAGCAACATACAGAAGATTTGTTGTCTGAATACAACCTGGAGCAGTTATTTGATGCTTCAAGACAACATCCACCAGTGCTCAAGAATTTCCTGAGCGGGAACATTAGTATCGAAACCCTTACAATTTACGATAAAATTTTCCTGTTCGGTAATAATCTTGATAAGAAATTGACTGACCCAATCTGGGAAGCAATCAGTCTAAAATTAAAGAAGTATGCACCGTTTCTAAATATTGATACCCGTAAGTATAAAGAATATTTGCGGGAGCGATTATCGGAGAAGGCGAATGGGTAAGTTTTTTCAGTCTGAGATTATTCGTGAGGAGATGGAAAGCATATTCAAAATTCAAAAAGAATTATACGAAGTTATTATTCAGTTTAGTTCATTTAGTGACAAAGAAAAGAACGAACACATTGAAAAACTAAAGACACTTTTAGATAAACAAGAAGTCATGTGGACAAGACTTGCATTATCCGATGATCCAGAAGCACTGGAGATGAAAGAAAAAATTAAGATCACATCAGCAGCGATGGGGTTTAAAGATGTTGACATGTCAATCATCTTCAACAACATGAGAAAAACCCTTGAGGGATTACAAAAACGTCTTGACACACCCTAAATATTATACCCCAACTGATCTTATATTATGGACTATAAACCATACTCTCCCGAATGGCATCGTAAACGTTATCTCAAAGAAGCGTTAGACAAGTATTTGGATGAATATATCGACAACGAAGTAATTCTTGAAGACATTTCTGATATTTTATCCGAGAGGTCGGAAAAAGCATACGAAGAATTCAATAGAGTTAACACCTTAGAATCGATGATACGTGTTAAATAATCCTATCTGGTAATACATATGCTCTCTACACAGTATAGATTGAGACTAGAAGCAATCTGTAAAAAGATTGTTTTGCATGAATCAGTAAGTTTAGAAAATATGATTTGGGCAGAGAAACTTGCAAAGGCAAATCGTTCTGCTGCAACTATACTTCGTCAGGCAAGAAGAAAGGCAGAAAATCCTGATATGGATGCGATGGATGATTTCATGAACCAACTTGATATTGGTGGATTGGGACATGAAAGATTTGGTCGCCGTGGTTTTAATAATCCAGATGATCTACACGATTGGTTCAAGCGTGATGAAGATCAAACTGATTGGAGACAACGTGATTGACAGACGCTAAATAGCGTGTTATGATGTGACAGGTGATTAATCCACCCAATCCAACGAATACAAAAATCCTATGTCTTTCGCAGATCTAAAGAAACAGTCTCGCCTTGGCAGTTTGACTTCTAAACTGACAACTGAGATCGAAAAAATGAATAAGAGCACCACTGGCGGTGCTGATGATCGTGTATGGAAACCTGAAGTCGATAAGGCAGGTAACGGTTATGCAGTAATCCGTTTTCTACCTGCACCACATGGTGAAGAACTGCCTTGGGCAAAAGTATGGTCACATGCTTTCCAAGGTCCTGGAGGTTGGTATATTGAGAACAGTCTTACCACGCTTGGTGGTAAAGATCCTGTTTCGGAGTACAATCGCATTCTCTGGAACAGTGGTAGTGAAGCAGATAAAGAACAAGCACGTAAGCAGAAGCGTAAACTGACTTACATCAGCAACATCTATGTTGTAAAGGATCCTGCTAATCCTCAGAACGAAGGCAAAGTCTTTCTGCTCAAGTTCGGTAAGAAGATCTTTGATAAGATCACTGCTGCCATGCAACCTGAATATGAAGATGATCAAGCGATTGATCCGTTTGACTTCTGGCAAGGTGCAAACTTCAAGATGAAGATCAAGAACGTTGCTAGTTATCGTAACTACGACAGTTCTGAGTTTGCAAAACCTGATCCTCTTCTGGACGATGATGATGCACTGGAAGCAATCTGGAAAAAGCAGTATTCTCTTGAAGAGTTTACTCGTCCTGATCAGTTCAAGTCTTATGAAGAACTGGAGAAGCGTATGAACAGTGTTCTAAATCCTAACGCTTCTAGTCGTCGTGTTGATCCTGATACGTTTGATGAGGAAGAAGAGGTCGTGATGAAGTCTCGTCAACAGATCAAGGAAGAAGAGCGTGTTGTGAAGTCTTCTCCTGCTCCTGCAGCAGATGATGATGACGATGATGCACTGTCATACTTCCAGCGACTTGCTGAGGAGTGATTTCAAAATCAACTTTTAATTCCAAAAAAAGTGGACAAAAAATTCCACCAAAAAATTGCCAAATAGGTTTTTGGGGAGTTAGCGTGGGGATAAAATCCTCAAGTTAGCTCCCTTTTTTGTACGTCTATCAATATACTGAGAACTATCGGTATAAGTCATGATTTCACGCATATCGTCAATTACGGTTTGGAGGTAATTATTCCTTAAAACGTAAATCGTGCGTTTTTCATCATTTTTCAAAACTTCGTAATCGTAGTTACTGACTGAAGTTACAATACTTGCTCCAGAAAGCACTTTATATGTGCCAAAGTTAGAATACTTGAATTGGAAATTTGCATCAACAACTAATCCTGCCTGTAAAAGCAGATTTTCTTCACTATCACGGACTTCTTTGGTCTCATAATGATGAATTTCCTGCAGAAGTTCAGATCCATACTTATTCATCAAATAATTGTTCAAATCTGCCTGTGACATTGGCCATTCTTCCCTAACATTAATAATATTGTTAGAAATTAGAATAATCCAGTCTAGTTGTGGACTTCCATATAATTGATCTGCTATATTATCTGGACGATTATCTCCAACAATAGCATATTTGTCAAATACTACTGCATTTTGGAAAAAATCATCTCGTATTTTAGCACGTTTAAAAAGATTTTTTACACGAACATAATCGTAACTAGAATTGCGATTATCCGAGAAAGATGGTAATAGTAAATCTGGAAATAAGTCGAAATATGACATTTTAGAAACCTATATCGTCGTATGTAATTGTATCTTGTGGTGCAAGTGGAGATCCCGTAGGTTCAAATACGTCAATAACACTAGGATCATCTTGTCTCCTATAATCTTGCTCAAAGATTGGTGTTAGTTCTGTAAATGATAATGTCATGTTTGATCTTACTGGCATTGATACCGCATCTGGGTCATCATATGATTGATAAACTCCTTCTGGTGTATAATTGATTTCACATGAAGTTAATGCACAAATTTTAAATCTATTTAAACCTTTGATACTTCGATCACCAGTTCCCCTATAGGAAATTCTAAAAACATTTGGGGATCCTATTAAAATGGTAGTGCTTTCAAATCGTTTTGCTGCCATTCCTTGTTTGAAAAATCTCATTACTCGTCTTGCCGCTTTTGCGTCATTGATACCAATTGGTGCAAATTCAAAGGTAAATGAGAACGAACGTAATTTAGGACCATTAAAAAGTAGCTCAAGGTTTGGATTAATTGTTGTTCCAGTTCCTCTTGCAATGAATTGTCCAGGATCTACATTAATGCCAATTTTTCCTAGTGCATATTGTGAGATAAATGAGGATAAAAGCAATCCTGCAGGTGTTCCGCTTTGAAATTGTCCCGTTTTTATCTCATCAATAAATTGTGAAAATCCACTAAGTGCTCCAGTAAATACATCAGCAACGCTTCCACTAAGAGCCTTTTGAGCAAGTCCTAAAGCACCAAAAAATGCAGCAGCTTCTACTGGATTAGCACGATCTTCACCCCAACTTACTCCATTTGAAATTGCTAATTGATTTGGTATTGGTAATTTTACTAATCCAACAAAGTTTCTAAGATTTGAATTTCTAGTTAGTCCTTGAGTAACAATTTGAGCAAAATTTCTTGTGTTTAAGTTTTGACCTGTTGCAAATAATGCTTGTTGTGGTGCTCTGTATGTAAATTGTTCTATGACAACATGGTCTTGTGTATTAGAATAAGATGCATCAGTGGGATATGATATTACTATAGGTTCATTACTACCTGGTGGACGTAAAGATTGAATTGTTTCATCTGCACTATTATTGATTTCGTCTGCAATTTCTTTAGAAAGTTGTATACCTTCGCCTGTTATGGCAACAGGTTCTGGAATATCTGGTGTAAGATCTGGGTTTGTTGGTGGTGGTGTTCCTTGTGATCCTATTGCTGGTTTGACGGGATCGTAATATTTGTTTGTACCTGCTGTTGCTGCAGCTTGAGCCATTTGTGGCAATAAATTTGGTTTTGTTTTCTGAACAACTTGCTTTAGTCTTGCAACAGATGCTTGAAAATTTACATCAAAATTTGTATTTTTATTTGGATTTGATAAATCTTTGTATTCTTGAGTATTTGTTTTTACTGGTACATCATTTGTAAGATTTTGAACCTTTACTGGTTTTAGAAAAGTATTATTTGCAATATCTGTGCTATAAGCAACTCGGTATGTTTTGCCGTTGTAAGATGTATCGAAATATCCTAATGCTCCTCCACCTACAGGCTTTGGCGTTTTTTTGGATGCCATTATACTATACCTCTAGGATCAACTGGAACTTCTGCACCACGGAAACTTCTAACAAACTCTTCCGCAGATAATAGTGATGCAGCTTGCCATTCTTCCATTGCTATATCTATGAAGTTACTTTCTACTTCTGATTTCAAGTATTTATGGAACCCAGTGCTGCCAAATAAAAATTTTTCCCAATTCTGAACACCACTTGACTGTGCTTCTTGAAGCATACTCACTACACTCATTCGTTGAGTTTTTGCATAGTAGTGTAAATTCATTCCATAGAATACTTCGTTCAAATCAAGCACAATAAAGCAGAGTGGATTTTTGTCATAAAAACGTTTTTCTGATGTTACTGCTCTATAGCGAAATAACATCAGATGCCCAACTTGGGGAATACTTGTGACCGTTGATTTTGGAAATTGAGATTTAAATTCCAAGATCGTGCTCCGTTAATATTTTAAACTCCCACTTTCGATCATCACAATATTCTTTTGCTGCCTCCCACTTTGCCATGTTTTTAGCATATTCATAAACTTCAGAAAGATATTTGTTAGATTTTGATTTCTGTGGTTTTGGACCTGCAACTTGCTTTGCTGGTTTTATTTCAATCAAACTTTCTACAATTTTTCCAGAAGTGTTTTTATATTTGATATAAAAATCAGGAAAATATTTGTGATATCGATTATCGACTGGAGATTTATAAGGGATCCAAAGCTCTTCCGATGCCCATTTCAAGATATTTTCATTCTTATCACAATAATTCATAAATTTTAATTCCCATAGAGATCTGTAAATAATGCCTGTGGGATCACCTTTGTATTTCTTAGGATTGGAAGGTCGAAACTTTCCCTTATAACTCATACATAGTATATAAACGTCTTCTATTTAGATGAGTAGGGAAAGTAATTTAGAGACTACAAAAAATAGAATTTATCTACCAACATCTGAACTTTATAGATCTAGTGTAAGTAAAACTGGATCTGGTATTGTACCTGCTTTTAATAACTTATATGATGTATGGATAGATTTTAATAGTGCTGTATCGCAGGGTGGTAATAGTTTAATTGGATTTATCAATCAGTATGGGTTTTATGATACTATAACATTAGAAAATCCAGGAAATTATCTAGCATTATTCTGCTCAGAAGCAGTTCTTCCAGGATCACAAATTCAAACTTCACAAGTTGATGGATTAAGACAAGGTGTGTCCTCAAGTTATGCTGTGTATAGGAGATACCCTGAAATTACATTGACATACTATTCTCAAAAAGATTATTATACTAATGAAGTATTCAATGCTTGGATGGAATATATTTCACCAACAATTTTATCAACAGGTGGACATGGTAGAAATACAGATGAAAGAAAAAAAGATAGAGCATCATATAGAAAATTAAAATATCCACTTAGTTATAAGTGTGATATACAAATCACAGCATTTAGTGGAGATATTCTTCCAGAACAATCTAGATTGCAATCTTCTGATAGTGCTAGAACTTCTGCTAGAATGTCCAGTGCTATTACATATCATTTAATGGATGCCTTTCCAATTAATATTGTTGCTGCTCCATTAGCATATGGAGATGCAGAACTAATCAAAACTGCAGTCACATTTAAGTATGATTATTATTATACTGATAGGACTTCTAGAAGTTATGACACTGATACAATTTTAAGATCAGATTCTGGGAAGAACACCAGAAATCCATTCTAAATAAAGACAATGATGTGAAATTTTATGCCATTACCTAAGGTTGTTACTCCTACATTTGAACTAGATCTTATTTCGACTGGTAAAACAATCAAATATCGTCCATTTCTTGTAAAGGAAGAGAAAGTTCTTCTGATTGCACTTGAGAGCGGTAATGAAAAGGATATTTTGAACGCCGTAAAAGATGTTCTAAAGTCCTGTGTTCTGACTAAGGGCATCAAAGTTGATGATCTTCCTAGTTTTGAACTTGAATATCTTTTCTTGAATATTCGCAGTAAGTCTGTTGGTGAAAGTGTAGAACTTCTAGTTACCTGCACTGACGATGGAGAAACTCAAGTTCCATTATTAGTAAAAATCAATGAAGTAAAACTTGTTGTTCCTGAAGGACATACTGATATTATTGATCTTGGTGGTGGATTGAGCATGAAGATGAAATATCCTTCCATGCAGCAGTTCGTTGAAAATAATTTCTCTGTTACTAAGTCTGGAACAAATAAAGATAAGATTGATAGAGCATTCAAGTCTGTGATCTCATGTATTGAACAGTTATATAATGAAGACGAAGCATGGTCACATTCTGATTATACTGAAAAGGAATGGATTGAATTCCTTGAAGGACTGGACAGTTCTCAATTCCAAATGATTGAGAAGTTCTTTGAAACGATGCCAAAGTTATCATATTCAACAAAGGTAACCAATCCTAATACTAATATTGACACTGATGTTCTGATTGAGGGTTTGACAAATTTTTTCGCATAATGCTATATCATACAGATATGACTTCATATTATGAAGACAACTTTGCATTGATGCATTATCATAGATGGAGTTTAACTGAACTTGACGATTTGATCCCTTGGGAAAAGGAAACTTATATCAGATATCTTGAGAATTATTTGGAGAAGAAAAAGTTAGAGGCAGCACAAACAGCAAATGCAATTAGTTGAGCCACAAAATCAAATTCTACCAGGTATCGTAAGCGTAGAGAAGAAGGCAGCTTCGATTACTCCTCTACGTCGTAGGATGGGATTGGCTTATGATAAGTTGCTTATGGAAGCGGAAGAAAGAGAAGGATCTCTTTCTCCAAAGACAATCAGAACGTTAGGTAAACTAGTATTAGAATTCGAACAAGTCAATACTAATCTAGCATCAATTCAAGCACAGATTATACAAGATATTCGTGATAAGAAAAGATATTTTGATGAAGAAAAGAAGTTAAACAAGAAAGAAGAAGAAAATCTAACCAGTTTACGCGGATCTTTTTTTGATTTTAGATCTAAGTTTGCTGGATTATCTGCAGTTCTTGCTGGTAAGGCATTACTAGAAGGTCGATTTGGTGATGCTGCTGCCAATGCTGGGTTTGCAGTTACTGCAATGCTCCCAGAGATCGTTAATATCGCTTCTGGACTGGTTCTAACAAGAATGGCACTAGGTGGTGCAGGACGTGCTGCAGCAGGTGCTACAATCGCTCGTGGTCCACGTATGGCGATGCCTGGTATGCGTGGTGTCGGAATGCTAGGACTTGCTGCTGCAGTGCCTTTAACAATGGGTGCTGCTGATATAAGAAGACAAGAACTTGTAAGAAGACAGACTGGATCTCCAGGTATTAGTCCAGAAGATACTGAAAGATTTCAAGCAACTGTAACTCGTTTTGATGCTATTCTTTCTCAAAGGGGTGGAACTGGAAAGGCAGCAGAGCAACCAAAGGTTGCAGTTGAAGATTTAATGGAGGAGATGAAAAAAGATAAAAAAAATGAAAAAACTAAAAATTTACCAAGGAGTGCTGAAGGAGTAACAATTCAAGATGAACAGCAAGCACTTGAAGAACTTGGTGTAAATCAGCAGCAATACAACGCTTTCAAACAGGGTGTAGCAGATATTGAAGGTGCAAGATATAATCAAATGGGTGGTGCTGGTGGAAGATATGCTGGAAGATATCAAATGGGACCAGGTGAAATCAAGGCATCTTCTGCGATCATGGGAATTCCAGCACCAACTCAAGAAGAATATTTGAGTAATCCAGAATTACAAGAACGAATTTATATGGGTAGGACCATATACATGCATAGAAAAATGATGGATTTATCGCCCAAGTATAGAAGAATGTCAGCCACTGACAGATTAAGAATGCTCGGAGGTGGACAACTTGGGGAAGGAAGTCTTTCAGATTTTATAGAAAGAGGACAAGTAACTCGTGATAGTAATAATGTTGAAATTCAAAGATGGATAAGATCTGTTGATCGTAGATTGAAAGAAGCAGAGCAATCACAAATCGCCCCAAAACCAAAACCAAAAAAATCTGCTCAAGATAGTGGAATGTATGGTAGATATGGTGAGCAAAGTTCAACTGGTATGAGTGGAAGTTCAGACATATCATTAATTACAATTCCTGGCAAACAGTCAGTTGCTAAACCACAAGGACCTAAATCTGCTCCAGCATCAAGTGAAGTTGCATTCAATACTACTTTTGAAAGTGTTGATAGATTTACTTCTAACCTAATTCTAGGGGTATATGGAGCATGAACTTAGAAAGAGTATTATCAGCAGCTGCATCCAATACAAAAGGTAGTGTTGATCTTGCAAAATTATTTGCTAGATCTGTTTCAACATCAAATGAAATTGAAACCCAACGTTTACGTGCAAAGACACAACTTTTAGAAACTAGAAGGAAAACTTACACTGCGATCAGACAATCTCAAGAAGAACAAGAAAAGAAAGGTGGGGTTTTAGATAAAGTTCTTGGTTCACTTGGATTAGCAGGATTAGCAAGAGGTCTGAAAGGTGCTAAAGCACCAGTAGGTGTAGCGCCTAAACCTAGGTTAGGTGGACCTAGAATAGGACGTGGTGTTGCAGGAGTTAATGTACTACTTGGTGGTATTGATTTCATGCAGAGACGATCTGCAGGGCAATCTAACTTGCAAGCAGGTATTGGTGCAGGTTCTGGTGTTGCTGGTGGTATCGCTGGTGCTGTTTTAGGAGCAAAGATTGGTGCAGGATTAGGTACATTGGTTGCTCCTGGCGTAGGAACACTTATTGGTGGTGGAATAGGATCTCTTGTAGGTGGTGGCATCGGTGCAATGACAGCAGGGAATATTGCTGACAGAGCAACTGGTGTTGATGCGGGAGAAGCAGAAGTAGAAAGAAGAGTACAAGAAGAAGAAAAGAAAACTAGTTTACTAATCACCAAGACACCGTTCTCTGGTGCATTGGATACATTTGATGCTGCTTTAGATAAGTTAGCATCTTTTCCTGGTGGTATTTGTGCATGTGCTGGAAAAGAACCACCACCAGAAATGATGCCTATACAAAGAAGGAAAGATCAACTTCTAAAAGCATTTGAAATGGGATATAATAAAGGTGTTGGAGAAGGTAGAACTCAAGGTGGTGTTGCTGGATTTGTTGCTGGTGTTGCCATTGTTGGTGGTGTCTTATTCTTAACAAGAGGCAAAGGTGGTCCATTAATTCAAAGAATTGGTGCTGTTGCAGATCTTATACCAAAACCACCAACAGCACCACAACCTCCAAGAGTAGATCCTAATAAAATTCGTGTTGCTCCTAAAGAAGAACTTCCTACAACACCTGCACCATCACCAAGAACAACAACTGAAAGGATCATAGAATCGATCTTTGGGGAAACACCTGCTCCTACACGCACTCCAACAGCTCCTAGAGATCCTAAGATAAAACCAAGAGAGATGGTTGAAGAAGTTATTGATACTCCAGAAGGACAAGTTTTTATCAGAAGACCTGCATCTAAAGTAGATAAAGAAACCCCAGAACAATTTTTCCAAAGGCAAGAATTAAAAGGAATAAAGAAGCAAGACAGAGAACTAAGGAAAAGACGAGAAACATTATCACCTGAAGAAGGTAATCCTGGTGGTCCTCAAAGTAGTCTGGGTGGAGGAAATATTATTGCATTAGCAGAACCAAATACCACAATCGTTCCTGTTCCTGTAGGTGGTGGAACACAAATCATTGGTGGCGGTGGAGCGTCGCCATACCAGGTTGCTGCTAAATATGCTCAGATGATGTCACAGATAACCGCATAATGTCCAATTTCTTAAAAGGACATAAAGTAACAGAACTTCTAATTGCTTCTCCAAGAGGAGATAGGTTTGAGGATGTTCGTTTACAGTCTGGTCTCATCAGTTATTATGAAGATGTCACAGATAGTTCAATTCACTTTGAAATTGATATTCTAGACACTAGTGGCAAGTTAGCAAAACTTCCTGTAAGAAGTGGTGCTCTTGTATATCTTACAATCACACATCCTTCAGGGGAAATACGATTTGATCAAAATAATCCGTTAGTTATCAGTAATATCAAGACAGGAACTGCAACAGCAAAACGAGAAGTTTATACTCTAATTTTAGAAACACAAGGATCATTCAGCAATCATACAACTCGATTGTATCGAAAATATACAGGTAAACTCGATACAACGATTAGAAAGATCTTAGAGAAAGATCTTAAGATCAAATCATCAAGAATAAGAAGACTAGAAGAGACTTCAAATACTTATAGTTTCATGGGAAACTATAAAAAACCTTTATTCACCTGCACTTGGTTATGTCCGAAATCTATTCCTTTAGTTAATAATGGGAAGAATTCTGGAACAGCTGGGTATTTTTTCTATGAAACGTTAGATGGATATTATTTCAGAAGCGTTGATAATATTTTCAATGAGGCAAAGAAGAATAAAGATAAAATTTTAAAATACAGTTATCACGAAACTGTTGATGCATTAAGTCCAGATAATAATTATAAATTGGTTTCGCCTCCAGTTTGGAAAGAAAGTCATGATATCCTAGAAAAACTAAGACTAGGAATGTATAGATCTTCTAATTGGTTCTATAATATCATTACAAGATCGCCAGAATTTCAAGATTACTACTTTGGTCAAAGTATAAACAACCAACTAACGTTATCAAACGAAGTTGAGAACATTCCTAGTAAGATTGATACTTATCCATCAAGAATTATTATGGGAGTAATCGACACAGGAACGCTATCTTCAAAAGGTGACTTAGATACACCACAATATCAACCACTATTCCAATCACAAGGAATTGCAAGATACGCATCACTGTTCTCTCAAACATTGTCAATAACGGTGCCAATGAACTTTAATTTAAGAGTTGGGGAAGTAATATTCTGCAACTTTTCTAAGATAAATAAGCAAGAATCTGATTTTGGTTCCGATCCTAGTTCGGGATACTATATGATCAAGTCGTTAGCACATAAATTTTCTTCAAGGGGCGATTTTACTGGATTGACTTTAGTAAGAGATTCCTACGCACAACTAACATGAGAACCATCGAAGACCACATCGAAAAGGATACCACAGATCTTTATGATCCTGGTATTTCTTCACAACGTCGCCGTTTTCTAGAACACGAACTAGAAGACTTGAAAATCTATCAGGCAAATCATCCTGATGATAGTCACGATCCCACCCCATTTGAAATTTATTGTGATCAACATCCTAATGCACTTGAGTGTAGAATTTACGAAAACTAATGCTGGAGCAACGCCTATCTAAGATCAACTTTATTGGAGAAGATGGATTTCATTGGTTCATCGGACAGGTAACTGCTGATTCAAATTGGCGAGAATTTAGCACTAAGTATGGATATCGAGCAAAAGTCAGGATCTTAGGTCGTCATCCAGCTTCAAATGAAGTTCCTGACAGTGAATTGCCATGGGCACATTTTCTAGTACCACCATCACTGGGAGCAGGTAAGAATTTTGGTGGTACTAGTTTTTCATTGCAAGGTGGTGAAACTGTCTTAGGATTTTTCCTAGATGGTGATGATATGCAGCAACCCATTATCTTGGGTGCATTGTTTAGTGGCGAAGCAGAAAAAAATCTTGTTGCCTGGCAAACTGCAGTTGATAAAGGAACTAGCGGTTTCAAACCAATTGATTTCAATAGACAACTAAAATATTCAGTCGCAGTAAAACCTGCTACTGGAGGATCTCCGACAGGGAATGGAGTTCCTGGACAAGGTAAGACTGCAGATGGAAAGGAAAGTGTTCAGGGAAAGGCAAATAATGACGCAAAGAAAAAGGTTGTAGGACGTGCCAAAAAATGTAAAGACGGCAAAGGCTTCATGTGGGAAGTCGCACGTTCATTAGCAACATTTATTGAAGTTGTTAATGATTTGAAGGCATTCAAGGATGGATACCTTGATCCTGTTTTGAATGAAATTGCTGATATCCCAGCATTAATCAATCAAACTGCAGATTTGATTTCTGGAGCATTTTCAGAATTGATGAGGCAAGCAAGAAAGTATCTGTTTAGAAAAATCTTTAATGGCGTAAAGGATCTTTTAAACTTTATCTTCCCAGAAAGTTTCTTAAAAGATATTGCCGTCAAGAAAGCAATGGATACGATCTATTGCGTGATTGAAAATATTATCAAAGGTCTTAAGAAATTTATTGGTGATTTCTTGATGCAGATGATTGGTAAGATCATCAATATTCCACTATGTGCTGCTGAGCAATTTGTTGCTGGATTAATTTCATCAATCACTGAGCAAGTTCAAGAAGCAATTGGTCCTGCTATGAGTGCTATCGAACAAATCTTAGGACCTATCGGAAGTTTTATGTCTTATGTCGATAAGGCAATCAGTTATGCTCAGATTGGTCTAAACTTCCTCAAGTGTGAAGGTGATATATGTGAACCACAACCATACAACTGGGCAGTTAACTTTGGTCCAGTACCACAAGAAACTGCAGACTTTAAGAGAACAATTAATCTTTCTAAGTATATCAGTAATTTGAAAAAAGATACTAAAAACACAATTGGTGGATGGTTCCCTAAAGATACTAATTCTGCAGATGATGAAGTTGTTGATAGTCTTGTAGGTGGTTGTGATCCGTACACTATAACATGTGGTCCACCAAATGTTCTTATCTTTGGCGGTGGTGGTTCTGGTGCAGCAGCTAGAGCAGTTGTAAACAGTCTTGGACAAGTTGTTGGTGTCAATATGACTGATGTTGGGTTTGGTTATGCTGGATCACCATATATACAGTTCGTTGATGATTGTGATAATGGATATGGTGCTACTGGACGAGCAATCGTTCAAAATGGACAAGTCACTAACATCGTGATGCTTGAACCTGGCGGTGGATACATTCCAACATCAGAAGTCACACCAGATAGTCAGGGTGAAGATGTTGTTGGTGAACTTGATGGTGTTCAGATCGTTAATACTGGCATTGGATATTCACCTGATGATATGATCGAAACTGAATGTGGTGTTCTCAAACCAGTCCTAGATGATGAAGGAAGAGTTGTTGGTGCAGATATTATTTCATCTGAACTTGGATGCACAACGCTTCCTAACCTAGCAATAAATAGTGCAACTGGTGTTGGTGCAATCATCAGACCTGTTATGAAGTACACCAGAAGAAGTGAAATTAAAGTTAACATTCCACCAGAAAAGGTTCTTCGTGTTGTAGATTGTGTGAGTAGATAAATGAATAGTTGCCCTCCCATCAATATCCATAATCCAGAAGCAGGATTTCTGGAAATTGGTGAAGAAACTGATGATAAAATTTTAAGAAAGCACCATGTTCAACTTGGTGGTGGATCTGGAGCAGCATTGCACATCTATAAAGATGGTGGATGGTGCTTATGGGCTAAGTCTAATGAAAAAGGATCTTCCTTAGTTCAAGAAGGATCTGGTCCAATCAATATTACTTCAGATGGAGATGTTAATATTGAAGCAAAGGGCGACATTTCCATGAAGGCTAAAAATATTATTATGCAGACAACATCATCAGATGGTGATGTTGTTATAAACTCAAAGCGTAACATAAGACTTGATGCTGATAATAATATCACAATCCTTGGTACAAACGTAACGACTAAGGCATTTTATACTATGCTCAATGTTTCTGATGGGTGGAATATTGTTTCTGGAAATCCTGTTTTCTTACATGAAAGAAAAACAAAACTTATTCCAACCTCAGTTGCAGATATTGTAAATACATTACTAGATGAATTAATCGTAGGAGATTAACATGGCTATTGCAGGCGAACTTTCAGCAGGAAAACTTTATGTTGGACCAGAAATTCCAGCACGATTAGATCAATCTACTCTGACATTAGATGATAATGCTAATCCATTTTCAGGTACATTAGCTGTATGTGGTCCTTCATTTTTTGGTGCTCCAACTAATATTGGATTTGCCCGTGCAGCAGTCAATATTGGACCTGCAATTCCTCCATTTGCACCAGGCATTCCTACTCTAGGATTGGATGTTACTGCAGGAACTCAACACACTGGTTATATGAACAACCTTGGGTTGAGCAATTTTTTCGGTATGTCAAATAAACTTGGCATCCTGAATAAAATTGGTATGAATAATGCACTTGGCTTATCGAACAGAACAGGGTATAATGTAGCAGTAGGTGGAGAAACAAACACTCAACCAACCCAAGAAGACACCTGTGTTGCTAAAACTTCAGCAGCACCACTTTATACACATCATGGGAATATGCATGTGAACGGATCATTTTCAGCAAACAGTAAAGCATTTGAGATTGAGCATCCATCAAAGCCTGGAAAGAAATTATACCATGGATCTTTAGAAGGACCAGAGCACGGTGTTTATGTGCGTGGTCGTGTGACAACTGATGGTATCATTGAACTTCCAGATTATTGGAAAGATCTTGTAGATCCTGAGACAATTACTGTACAACTAACACCACATCGTTTTTATCAAGAACTATTCGTTGATCACATCGAATGGGGAATTAGAGTTATTGTTCGTAATTCTAGTGGTGGTGCAATTGATGCTTATTATCTTGTTCAAGCGGAACGTAAAGACATCGAAAAACTTCAAGTCGAGGGTTGACATGCTCAGGGTTCCATGCTAGGATGGAACCTGATGAGCAAACACTATGGATCTTCACCTGACTGACGAATTTATCGAAAGTGTTAAGATAAATATTAGTAACAGGACGTTTTATCTTCACGGCACTGACGGGTCCTATGAAGAAGTGCGTTGCGAAACACCAGATCAATTCTTGAGTGTGCTAGAGTTTACTAAGACACATTCAACAGGAGTACGCATCGAGTATGTCACAGATTAGATGCCCTATGTGTGGTCATCTATGTAATGGTAAAATTGATTTTGGGTCACACATCAAACGATGTCAAGAAGCAGACACAAAATTCAAATTTAATCCAAGAAAAAATTCTAAACCAAGACCAAAGCATTGAGTACGTGGGACCGTTGCTTATTGGTTAAAGCCGTCGCCTTATAAGCGGCAGAACCGAGTTCGATCCTCGGCGGTCCTACCATGGGAGCGTGGTGAAACTGGTAAACACAACAGACTTAAAATCTGTCGGGCGTAAAGTCCTTGTCGGTTCGATCCCGACCGTTCCTATTATCTAAATAAAAAAGAACTGTTATCATAAAATGCTGTACAGAATTGCTATAAAAACTCATAACGGATCAATATATTACTTAACTAGTGATGAGGATGCTCCAGAAACAGATGCTAAAGTTAATTTTGAAGAAATTGAATTTCTTTCAAAATTAAATCCAACTCACGCGCACACATTTAGCACTGAAGAACTAGCAAAAAAAGTTTGTGAAAATCTTCCATATCCATATAATGAAAAAGCAATTTTATCGCCAGTCAATTCTAAAGAAGATTTACCCGCAATAAGATTATATTATCGTATTTCTACAGTTCGATTTAGTAAATTAAATTATATTAGTAATGATAAGAAATTTACTGAAAACATTGAACCTCAGACAGCATCGTTTACTAGATTAGAAGATGCTGAGAAATTTTTTGCTTCATTACCAAAGTTTACTCAAAAGACATCATTTATTGCAGAAGTACATGATTTTGGTCCACCAGACTATACGTTCAAAAATTATTTTATAACAAAAACTGGAGAAAAAACTGAAGCGTTTCCTTTAGGATAAATTATTCTTCAAAATATCTTTGATTATTAGGATCTTGGAGAGCACTAATCAAAGTGCTCTTTTTTTGTATCTGAGCATCTAGTTGTGATTTGGCAGTTTCATATCCATATTTCTGTAATTCCCAAGATGCTCTTGATTCTTTGATTACATTGATTTGCACAATAACAGAATTTCTTTCTGCACGATAAGTAGTCAAACTATTTGAAAGTGTTGTGATTGAATTAGAATAACCTACACAATCACCTACAATCGGTGTTGTAAACCCAGCATAAGTTCCAATCGAAACTTGTGTTACTCCATCATAGGTTCCTACACCAGCATTACTTGTAGAAAGTTCTTGAGTAGTTTTTGAAAATGGATTGGGTGAGGTAAATGACCATGAGTGAAGAATAACTCTATCTTCAACAACGTCTACAACTGCAGCAGATGTTGTTCCACACCCAATAGCATTTGCTTGTTGTCCTAAAACAAGAATTTGATTTTGGATAGTTTTAATTTGATTATTAATTTCTAAAATTCGTTTATCCAATCCTTTCGTTGCAGGATCAAAACGACTAATCTGCTTACTTACGCCTTCAATAACATATTCAGGATCTTCATCATCTGCAGTTCGTATTTCAATTCCTGAAATAACCTGATCAAGTTGTTGTTTTTGTTGACTATCTTGCGTAACTGATTTTTTATATGATGAAATCAAATATTCTGTCTTTGGACCACTTGCCATAGTATAAATACAATGAAGAACGGTGTCTCAGTATTTATAGGTAATGCCATTAAGCAGACTGGAAAATTTTCTCAAGAACGTTCAGGGAAATGTAATATACGTCAACCCCGAAGAACTTGACGCAACAGATGATATCAGCAATACTGGTAACTCAAGAACACGTCCTTTTAAGACTATTCAACGTGCTCTTATAGAAAGTGCTAGGTTCTCATATCAAGTAGGACAAAATAACGATAGATTTGACAAGACTACAATTTTAGTATCTCCTGGTGTTCATTATATTGATAACCGACCAGGACTTGCTATTGATGCTAGTGCTAACCTAACTGATGCTAATGGATCTTCAGCATCAATTAACCAGTTTTCTGTGGGCACTAACTTTGATATTCAAGATCCAGATAACGTATTATATCTCTTCAACTCAATTCACGGTGGTGTAATTCTACCTCGTGGTACTTCTATTGTTGGACAAGATCTAAGAAAAACTAAGATCAGACCAAAATATGTACCACAACCAGATAATAATAATATCCCCAGATCAGCAATCTTTAGAGTAACTGGTGCTTGCTTCTTCTTTGGATTTAGTTTCTTTGATGCAGATCCTGGAGATCGTGTATTTAGAGACTTTACAAAATCTGTATACTCGCCAAATTATTCTCACCATAAACTAACGTGTTTTGAGTATGCTGATGGTGTAAACACTGTCGCAGGCAAAGGTGGTACAGATCTTGATATGTATTATCGTAAGCTAACTTTAGCTTATGGTGTAAACTCTGGTAGATCACTACCAGATTATCCTGCAAATAACGACTTCCAAGCATCTGTTGATGAATTTAGAATTGTTGGTGCAATTTCTCAGATTGGTGATATTGAAATTGAAGATATTTACTCTGGTGCTAGTCCATCAGCATCTATAGCAACACCTGTTGTTACTGTTGTCACACGAACAAGTCATAAGTTTTCTGTAGGAACTCCAGTTCTTGTTTTTGGTGTAGATAACGCTGAGTATGATGGTAGCTATGTTGTATCTCAGGTTATCAACGATACAACCTTTACATATTCTCTAGCATCTACTCCAACTTCGACTGCAAATCCTAGTTTAGTCGGAAAAAGTCCGATTGTCACTGTAGAATCTGACACTGTAACCTCTGCATCTCCATACATCTTCAACTGCTCAATTAGATCAGTCTTTGGTATGTGCGGTATGCACGCAGATGGTGATAAAGCAACTGGATTTAAATCCATGGTTGTTGCTCAGTTCACTGGTATTGCACTAAACAAAGATGATAATGCATTTGTCAAATACAACACAACATCTAGTATTTGGCAAGATCAAGCAACACTAGGAACTTCAGTATCACTACACACTGATAGTAGAGCAAGACATAGACCAGACTGGTCTAACTTCCATATTAAAGCATCGAATAACGCATTTATTCAGTGTGTTTCCATTTTTGCTATTGGATATGCATCACACTTTATTTCTGAAACGGGTGGTGATATGTCTATCACCAACTCAAACTCAAACTTTGGTTCAAAAGCATTAGAAGCAGATAATTTTAGAAGAGATGCATTCTTGAAGGATGATCAAGGATATATCACTGAGATTATACCTGCACAGAAAAACTTTGCAAAACAAGTTGAAGTCAATTATCTTCCTCTTGATGTAGAAGTTACTGCTGGATTATCAACGGATATCAAACTATATTTCTATGGATATAATCAAAGAGATACCGTTCCACTAAAGAGCACTGGTGGTTATATCATTGGTAATAAGGTTGGTGAAACTATTCATTGTAACATTGACAATATTGTTTATGGTGCTACTGTTCTAATGCCTGTTCCTGGATCTAATCCAGACAATAGAATTTCTGCAAGAAAAGAATATCTAGTTGGTAGATCTGCAGGTATCAACTCAATCACTGGAAATACATTTACTCTACAACAAAATCATAGATTTCTCCCTGGAGAAGCGATTAGAGTTTATTCTGAAACGGGATCCCTTCCAGATGGATTAGAGCACAAAACAGTTTACTATGCAATCACTGGTGGGGTAAATGCAGATCAAATTCAAATTGCAACAACTTATAATAATGCATTATCTGGTGATGAACTCACTGGTATTAACAATATTGGTGGACAACTGAGAATTGTTTCTGAGGTTGCTGATAAGAACCCAGGAGATCCTGGACATCCAATTCAGTATGATAATAGTGGATGGCATATTAATGTTGGTGCAGGAAATAGTTTACGTGCTGCACTTGTAACCAATCAAGCAAAAGTTACTCCAAAGACAGGTAATGCTTTTATCTACAGAGTACCTGATAATAGAACCGATAATGATAAAATTTATCGTTTAAGATATATTATTCCAGATAATGCTACAATTGCATCACCGCCACAAAACGGATTTTCAATTGAAGAAAGTAGTTCTGTAATTGATGATACAAATTATAGAAATGATAATACTACACTAACATCAGTAACAAATCTAAGAACAAAAACCAATATTATCAATGCTTCTTGGAATGCCAACGTTGGCATTGTTACGACACAATACCCACATAACCTCAAATCTGGGCATTTAGTTGAAATCAATCGCCTAAGAAGCGTAAACAATGACAGTGGTTCTGCAAATTCTGGGTTCAATGGATTATTTGAAGTTTTAGCAATCACAGATAGCAAAACATTTACAATTGGTCTCAATACAAACCCAGGATCAATTTCAACTGTAACCACAGGTATTCCATACACAGTATTTGATCAGTCTATTGTAGGATCTGGTAGAACTTTTAGTCCTTATTTTGTCAAAAAAGATTTTGGTCCATCTTATCAGATCTATACCAATAGTGAAATTCAAAAATATAAGAAAGACATTCAAGATGGTATCTATGATCTAACAATCTTAGGATATCTAAAAACACCAGATGTAACACCATTCTCAACTGCATCAAATAAGTTCTCGCAAAATATCAACGATCTTATTCCTGCAGTTGGAAAGGATACTCAAAAAGATGATCCAAATGCAACAACAAGTTATGCATTGCGTGAACTTGTTGGACAAGTAGAAAGTAGTGATCCTTCTGATAGTATTTCAAAAGAAGCAGTATTTTCACTGTTTGAGCAAACTGGTATTGGTATTGGTATCACTGGTGCATCAGTTTCTGGTTCTACATTAACTATCAATACCGCTGTAGAACATGGACTAAGTGGTGTTTCTAATCTTTCAATAGTTTCTGGTGGAACAAACTATGGTACTAATAGTAGTAGTGTAGAAAACTACTTCAATGTAAGATTAGAAGGTGGCAGCGGCAAAGGTGCAACCGCAAACGTAACAGTATCTGCTGCCAGCGTTATTACTGCTATCACACTTGTAGATCATGGTTCTGGATATGCAGTTGGAAATACACTAACTGTAAGAGGAGTTCCTTTCCATGCTCCTGGCACAGATTGTACTGCTACTGTATCTGCAATTGACAATAGAATTGGTGATGCAATTCAAGTTGTTGGTGTAGGAAGCACTGCATATAATGGATTGTTTAGAGTTGCATCTGTTCCTAACTCTAAGACAATCACATATAGTGGCACTGCATCTGGCGTTTCAACTGGTGGTTTCTTCTACCATGTTGGTATTGCAACAAACGTTGCTAATATTACTCATGATGCACTAAGTGGTATTGCAACTGTTCTTCTTACTTCTGATATTGGATTAAGAAGTGGAGATCAGATTGTTATTGCAGGATGCACAGGGTTCTCTACAATTTACAATGGAACTCACTTTATTAGTGAGCGAGTAGGATATGGATCTTCTTTACGTGTTAATATTGGTGTAACAAGTAATGCTCCTGCATATGCTGGTGTTGCTACAGCACACGGAACAGGCATTTCTATTCGTGGAAGAGGAAGAGGAATTCCAATCTATGATGGTGTAACCACAAGATTAACATCTGGTATCACAACCACAACAACATCTATTTCTCTTGCGAATACAAATCTACTCAAGAGAGGTGATTATCTATTAATTGAAGATGAAATCGTAAGGATTTCCAATAGTGGTGCAACAACTGTCATCCGTGGTGTATTAGGATCTAATGCGGTTCCACATGATACTAACGTTGCAGTCAGAAGAATCAATGTTCTTCCTGTAGAAAATAGAAGATACTCTATCCTTCGTGCTTCAGGACATACATTTGAATATCTTGGATATGGTCCTGGTAACTATTCTACTGCGATGCCACAAACTCAAGACAGAATTCTTGATGATAACGCATCACTTCTTGCACAATCTGTTCAAACTAGAGGTGGACTAGTTGTTTACACTGGTATGAATGATACTGGTGATTTCTTTATTGGTAAGCGTAAGATCAATAGTGTTACTGGACTTTCTGCTGCGACTGGTATTGGTGATGCTGCTGCTTCAGAAAAGTCTACTTTTGCAACACTGACTGTCGATGATCTAACAGTCAACAACAACTTCTATAGTAAAGGAAACACTGAAGTTGTTGATCTTGCACTAAAAGGTAATCGTGCAGGGGACATTGCACAAACTGTTTATGTTGGTATTCGTGCTGGTGATACTTGTCCGACAAGTGCTACAGATAATATTCTGTTCAGAACCACATTCAAACGTGGTGGGTACATTGGATGGGTTAGAACCGATGAGGATAATGCTGGTGTAAGATGGAAGCGTTGGGGTAAGATTTCTCATGAATGCTCAAGTGATCATTATGTTTTCGATAAAATTGGTATTGGCGTAACTTATTGTGCTGATCAATATCAATTCCAGACTGTTGGCATTAGCACATTCAATGGTAATGTATTTGTTACTGGCATTACAACTCACGTTGGCAATACAACTCACGTTGGCAATGTTCTAGTAGCATCTGGATCATCATTCATTGGTGCGGGTACAATTCCTGTCGGTGGTATTATCATGTGGTCTGGATCTATTGCATCCATTCCAACTGGATGGGCATTGTGTAATGGATCTAGTGGAACTCCAGACCTGAGAGATAGATTTATTGTTGGTGCAGGAAATATCTATTCCGTTGCTGGTATTGGTGGTACAACAGATTCTCAACTTCCTGCTCACACTCACAGTGTAACAAATGGTTCTGCAAATAGTTTCACAGCTGTTACTGAAGTTTCGGAAGAAGGCATCAATCAAGGTGGTGGTGGTTCTGTGCAAGTTGGTGATGGTAGCAATGAAACTAAGACTACATTTACAATTCAATCTGCGGGAATTTCTTCAACAAATCAAAATCTACCTCCATATTATGCCTTAGCGTTTATTATGAGAACTCTTTGATAAATACTCATAACGAAGGAGTGTAATAGTAGATGGCATCTGTCAATAAGAAGTTTTCTGTTGAGAAGGGTCTTGAAGTTGGAGATCAGGCTCTTTTTGTAGATGCCGATACTAATAAAACTGGTGTTGGTAAAACTGATGCTAGATATGGTTTAGACGTTGCATCTACAGCAAACTTTGATGGTATTGTTGCTGCTGGACAAATTGGTATTGGTAGCACACAACCAGTAAGAGGTGCAGATTTTCGTCAAGATATTCAAATTTATGCTAAATTATATGATAGTAATAATGCAGCAGGAAACAACGGACAAGTCCTAAGATCTGTTGGTACTGCTGTTTCTTGGACAGATCTTGCAGAAATTCAAGTTAATGCTGCTGGTACAACTTTCCAAGTTCAGTATAGAAGATCTGATGGTAAGTTTGGTGGTGCTAATCAACTTTATTATAATGATGTAACAAATAAAGTTGGTATTGGTACATCTCTTCCACAATACTTATTCCAAGTAAAGCGTCCAAGCACTGATAGTGGTAATGGATATGTTCAGATTGGTGGAACATTCTTAGACGCTGCTGGATCTGTTGGATCTGCTAGTTCCGTTCTTGGTGCCACTGCTACTGGTGAACTTGTGTGGACTGGTGTTGGTTCTAGTGAATTTAATGTTATCTTTGTCACTCAAGATGGAAATGATGGGAATACTGGAAGATCTCCAACAACAGCAAAAAGAACAATTAAAGCTGCTTGCGGTATTGCAACAGCAGGACAGGTTATTCGTGTAACTGGTGGTGTCTATCCAGAGAATAATCCAATCATTGTTCCAAAGAATGTCACAATTGATGGTGATGATTTAAGAAATACCCAAGTTATTCCAACAAATCTTGGACAAGACTTGTTCTATGTTGATAATGGTGATTTGTTACAAAACATGTCATTTATTGGTGCAGCAAATACTGGTTCAATGGTTGCATTCAACCCAGCATCAAACACTGGTATTATTACACAATCTCCATATGTAAGAAACTGCACAAACTTTGTTCCAGATAGTATTGGAATGAAGATTGATGGGCGTCATGCAGAAGGAACCAAGTCCATGGTGTGTGATAGTTACACCCAATATAACCAAGGTGGTATTGGTGTT